TTACTTTATAGATCGTGGCAGCAACTATAGACTCAACAATAAAAGGAGCTAGTGCTAATAGTTATGTCACATTGGCAGAAGCCAATACTTATTTTGAAACAGTCCCAGACTCTTCAACTTGGGATAATAAAACGGACGATCAAAAGAAGAGATCATTAATATCAGCTACCAGATGGATCGACAGTTTCGTATTCTACGGAGATAGATGCGATGATGGTCAAGCACTGAAATTTCCTAGAAATAATTATCAGGTAGATGGAGTTGAATTAGCTTGCAGTACAATTCCAAATAATATTAAGTATGCCGAATATGAACTAGCTAGAGCACTAGCAAATGACACAGATGCTATGACAGGCAATACAGGAACAGACGGTAACTTCTCTGAAGTAAAGCTAGGAGATATAGAAGTTAAATATAATACTGATAGTCAGGGAACTGGTTCTGTTAATAATATTTTAGATGTTTACCCTTGGCTACAAAGTTATCTTGGTGCATATATGCTAGGTGGAGCAGGAAGTTTTCAAATGAGGGTGGTTAGAGGATAATGGCAGGTCAACTAGATACAGTACTAAAAAATGTTGCCAAACAAGTTGTGTCTCAACTTGGGAACTCATTAGACACATCAATTATTTACACTCGAAAGGGTGTATCTAGTTATAACAACGCAACAGGTGAGTACATAACAGTGGACACAAACTATACAATTAAAGTGCCTGTCGAGTTTGTGCAGTCTACTGAAGAATCTGGTTTTCAGGAGAATGTTGCGAGGCTCTACATCACTCCAGACTTGATAGGCGACAACCAACCCCTACTCCAAGACGAAATAACTTTAACATTCTCTGGATCGACAAGAGGAGCTAAAATAACAGACATTCGCACACTAAAAGGAGGACAGGAATACCTGTTCCGTATTGATGTAATCTTCTAATGACTTTAGTAAACGCAAGAGCAGCATTTGAAACAGCAATTCTAGATGCAGTTCAAGACTCAAATCCAACTGTCACTGTAGTTTTTGATAACACTCCCTTTACTACTCCAGGTAAGAATAAAAAATATGTAATGGTGAATATAAACTTTAATCAATCTACTACGCAACCTCAAGGTGCAGCCCAGACATATTATTCAGGAATTATAAGATGCGGAATAATGACACCCCCCAATAGAGGTAGTGCAATAGCCTCTGAAATAGCAGAGCTTGTTATCACTGGTTTAACTTCAGTGAACGCATCTGGTTACACTGATACTTTTTCAGTATCTCCGAGAGTAGGTCAAATAGAAGGACCAACTGCTATAACTACAGATAGAGACAGTCATTTCTTAAGTGTTATAAACTGCGATTTTTCTGCTAATGGCTAAAGTAAAAGATATAAGACAATTACCTAAAGATTTCAGAAAACTTGTAACTGAAGCAAAAGCTGAAGCTGCTGCTGAAATACAAGAATCACTAATGAACCGAAGTCCTTTTTGGACAGGAACTTTTGCAGAATCCTGGATCGTAAGTAAAACTGAAGTACAAGCAACTCTACCTAGACAGGGAGAATTTGATCCGAGTCAAGATGATACACCTCCAAGGTTAGCTAGTAGTATATTCAGAGATACAAGTCAGCGTGGTGATAGAGTTTACGTACCATTAAAAAGTCCTGTATTTATAGGCAACAAAGCCGATTATGCTGCTTTTGTAATTAACAAGGCAAAACTTAAAGGTGAGGGAATAAAATACGAATCTTTATTTAAAGCAGGAGCTAGAACAACACCAAGACCAAATGTTCCTAATTGGTATGATGTATATACGAAAAGTAAGGAAATATTTAAAGATATTGATAAAGGGTTTTTAGCATTAAATAGAGGTTTCACAACTAAAACAACTAAGCCAGCAGGAACATACTAAGCTATACTACAAGAGTAGATACAATTTTTTATGCCAACAGTAAGAGCAATCGACAAACTAAAGCAAGCCTTCAGTGTCGAAGAACGCAGTAGCTACTCTATTTTTAAAGGAGAACAACTGGTTTTAAAAATCTTTTGGTCCCCCCTTACAATCGCTGATAGAGATACCATAAACAGTACACTAATAGCTATGAACAAAGGTCAAGAGGAAGGAAGTCTTGACTTTGCACTTCAAGTTATTGTTACAAAAGCTGAAGATGAATCAGGTGCAAAACTATTTTCAGCAGCAGATTTACCTTCACTAAGAAGAGAAATACCTCTTGCAGTTTTATTAGATATTATGGGTAAAATGCAAAGTTTGGGCGAGGAGGAAAGCCCTGATGCCGTAAAAAGATAAGTTAAAAAAAGATAATTTTGTGTTTTTGCAATTTTTTATTGCAGAAAAATTAGGCTACACCCATAAGGAGTTAAGGGAAAGAATGTCTGTAAAAGAACTATATACTTGGAACGCTTATTTTACTATAAAAGCGGAAAGAGAAGAAAAAGCATACGAAAAAGCAAAGAGACAAGCTCAGACTCGTAAGGTACGCTAATATAGAATTATTTAGTATAAATAGTCGTGGCTGCTAATTACAAAGTAAATATAGAACTAGATACCAAAAAGTTAGATCGGCAGCTTAAACGACTAAAGACTCAGGTAGAAGAAGTAGGAAAAGTAAAGAGAGGTGGAAGAGGAGGAAGCAGAGGAGGAAAAGGAGGTGTAGGTCAGGGTATGTTTAAGGGTATGCTTGATATTCCTGATCGAATACAAGTACGACAGTTTGCAAAAACTATAAATCCATTACTTAATAAGGCCGATAAAATTGCTGACAAAGGAGGTATGCTTGCTCTCCCTAACAGCAAAATGTTAAATGCTTCTGTTAAGGGAATACAAAGAATACAAACATCAGAAGATAAGATTGCGAAGTTTGCAGAAAGACGAGCTAGTGCGAATAAAAGGTCAGCCACAGCCAGTAAAGATATATTGGAAGCGTCTAAAGCATCAGCAAAAGCAGGAGCAGCATACGCTAGAAGTATGCAAAGAGCTTCTGGAGTTAACACTAACCAGGCAGGATTAGGGCTCATTAATCTTGCTGGTAGAGCAGGAAGGTTAGGAGGTAGATCAGCAGCATTAACAGATCAACAAACTGCACTTCGACAACCCAGAGGTTTACCTAGTGCCTCAATGCTTAACGCAGAATCAAGAGGAATACAAAGAGTACCCACTGCTTCACAATTATTAAGTAGACCAACAGGAGGGGTAACTACACCCTTTATTACGACATCTGCTCAAAAAGCTGCTCAATTTGAAGAAAGAATAAATGCAGCTAGAAAGAGGTCAGAAAGACTTAATACTCGTTTAATAGGTTCGGAGTCGGTAAGAAATAAACAATTAATAAGAACAAATAACTTTATTCAGGCTCAAAATAAAGCTACCCGAAAACAAGCAGATAATATACGAAAACTGGGTGATAGTTTTGGAAAATTAGGCACAGGTGTTTCCAAATTTCAAGAGGGTATAGCTCCAGTTACTAGAGGACCAGGAGGAAGAATGTTAGGTCTTCCTACTTCAGAAATGTTAAATACAAGAATTAGATCAACAGGACAAACAGGAGGTTTTGGTAAACAAAGTCGTTTTGCTCAAGGAATACCAGGTAAAAGTTTCATGCAATCTATTGGAGCTACCCAAGGATTCGATGTACAGAGTGCAATAATAAGTGGTATGTTCCCCTTTTTATTTGGTCAAGGGCCATTAACTGCTGCTGGTGGTGCTATTGGTGGTGGTGTCGGTGGAATGTTTGGACAAATGGGTGGTTTTGCAGGAGGTTTAGCTGGAACGGCTGTTGTATCTGGGGTAGTTGGTTTAGCTAATAGTGCAAGAGAGTTAGGAGAAGCAGTAAGAAGCACATCAGGAACTATGGATATTATGAGCCAAAGATCTTTATTTAGTTCTGAAGCAGTAGAAGCACAAGCCAAAGCACTACAAAAGCAAGGTAAAGAAGCGGAGTTAGCAACATTATTAACTAATGAATTAAACGCTGTTCTTGGTGTAGGAAGTGTTGATAGATTAAAAGAGTTAGGAGTTAAATCTAAAGAAATGAATAGACAGTTTGGCATACTAACGACTCAACTACAGCTATTTATATCTGGGCCACTCACTACGTTCTTAGCGGAAATAAATAAAATATTAGGTAGAGCTACTATGT